ATATTAAAATCATTTACATCAAATGTACTATTATCATTAAATTTATTAGCATATTGCCATCTAATATTTTTTGGAGAAAATTTATTTAATCCCGAAATATCTATTTTTAAATCATCGAATGAAACAGCTGTTATATCTATATCATTTTTTACCCCTAAATTGTTTAAACTATATATTAGGCCATTGGTAGTTAATGTAATTTTTAATTCATTTAATAAATCTAAATTTATATAATTACATACAAACGATACATTTTGTGTTTTTGATGGTTTGGGTTTTATAATAACATTTGATTTTAAATCAAACTCTAATGGAATTGATTGTGGTAGTGAGTAATCACGATTGCCTTGTTTAACACCATCTTCATTGTAAGTAATTATATTAATACCAGTACTCTGTATTGTTTCATATACACCATTTATTAATATTGCATCTGATACAACTACTTTTTCTATTTCAAACCAATTTTTTAATGTAAATTCATCATTAACAATTGGTTTTATTATTAAAGTATCATTTATTGTATTTGCATCAATTACAATTGTAGATGTTTCATCATAATTTTGACCTTGTACATTAAAGGTCATTTTATTTTTAAAAGTACTTATATTTTTTAAAAATATTTTAATAATTGGATTTTCTATTTTACCGCCGCCACGACTCATTCCACCACCACCGGTACTACCACCACCGCCACCATTCAAATCATCTAATGGATTGTATAAATCATCTAAGATATTATCCGGTGCTGCTATTTTATATTGTTTTGTATATCGTATTGCCATTGATTATAAATATCTTTTATTTAAAGTTATTAAATTCATATTGAACTGCACTATTCATATTTTGTGAATATATTGCCGTTCTATATGAATTTCCACCGCCACCGCCACCAATGATGGGCGTAGGTTGGGGCTCGGTTACATATTCAACAGGCGGCACCAATTCTGCTGATACAATTGGTGTTGTATTAATAATCGCATTTGGTTTAACTTTACCTAATTTATCATTTTGTGTTAACTTAGATTTTGTTATATAATTTGTATTTAATAATGATTGCAATATTTGAGAATCATTTTTTGTTTTAGTACTATCTTTTAGTATTTGTGGTATATCATATTGTGCAATTGTCTTTGCATTCAACTCAATCGCCTCCACTAATTTATTATTTAACAATGTATCTATTTGTGTTTTTTCATAAAATTCATACTTGTTAAATAAATTACTATCAATTGTGGTATAAACTAATTTTTTAAAATCAGAATATATTTTTTGTTTAAATGTAGTGTATTTTAAATTATTAAATTTATAATCTGAAACTATTTTATCTAACCAAAGTTGTCCATTTTTTGATACAAAATAGTTATCAATCAAATCACTAATATTTGTTTCAATTAAATCTATTGTATTTTTAATAATATTAATTATTTCAACAAACTCACCAGTATTATCTGCAAATGCATTATATCTATTTATTATTGTTTGATTTGAAATTGCATCGTTGCTTAATAATGGCATTATTCTTATTTCAGTTCTACTAGGTGAAACTTCATGTATCCAAATTTGTGGAGTATTTTTATTATTAGTTCCCACATAATTTTTTAAAAAATTAAAAGAAACTTTAAATTCACCATTACCATATCCAGATTCTCTAATTAATTTTTCAACATCAATATCAAATATTTTTTCTTGTGTTATTCTATCAATATCACTTTTAAGATATTTTGGTAAATCGTTTTTTTGAATATATCTTACTTTAATACCATCGGTTTGTTCTAATAAATTATTTGAAATATCATATACCCTAAATTCAATAACATCATTATCTGACATTCCAAAATCAGTAATATTTTTAACACCCGTTTTGAATATTGTTAAATCTTTTGAATCAACTAATTGTGCAGTTGAATCTAAGTTAAGATTAATGTTTTCAATATTTTTAAAATCATTTATTGCCATAATCTATTAATTAGTTATATGAATGAACTTTTGTTTTGAAAGTTTTATTTTCTATTTTACCACCACCATCTATATCACTTACAATAATATTCAAATCCTCAGTATAATCTGTATATTTTTTTTGAGTCGAAGCAAATATAACAGAACCAATTGCTATAACTCCAAGAGCTGCCCAACCAACAGGACCTAATGCAGCACCAATTGCGGTTACAGCTCCCGACAAACCAATAGCAGTACCTCCTAATGCAACCGGTAATAAAGTTGCTGCGGCTGCAACAACAGCACTTGTAGCTATATAAGCACCAGTAGTTGCTGCAATTGCACTCGCTGCATATGCTGCATTTTTTAGTCCCTTATTTTTAGGTGAAGGAACTGCATATATGTTTGGTTTATCAAATGTAATTCTTTTTGTTTCATTTGCTTTCATATTAAATGTAGATGGAATTAAAAAAAATGTTTGTTTTAAATCTATTTTTACATCTTTAGGTCCCGCTACTATATCAACATAATTAGAACTCCACCCAGTTGCATAAGATGCCGGTCCTTTTACTTTTTGTCCACCATTACTTAAATCCATATCATACGCATATCCTTGACTTGCATTTTTAGAAGGGTCACCTTTTTCCCAAACTAATGTTGATAATTGACCTGTTGAAACCCCACCCGCTGCTACTGCTTGTGCTTTAGCACTTAATTGTTGTTGGGCTACTTGTAAACTTGCATTTGCCTGTGCTAATAAATTGTTTAATGTATCTATTTGTTTAATCAATGCATTCTTTTGTGCGGTCAAACCACTATTCTCGGCTTCTAATGTAGTTCTTTCTGTTGCTTCATTAATTGCTTTAGTTAATGATGTTGTTAAGTTAGTTCTTAATTCTAATGTTGTTTGTTGAACTGAACTTATTGTATTTTCTAATTTAGCATTTGTAACTCTTAAATTATCATTTGATATATACAATGAACTACTATCCGATGTTAATGTTTGCACTTTTGCTGTTAAATCGGTTACCTCTTGTTGTAATGTATTTATTTCATTTTGTAATATTACACTTTGTGATACTTCTGCATCATATACTGGTTTAGGAACTAAATCTAAATTAACATCCGGCATTCCATTTATTAATTCAGTAACGTTAATATCTACTGCTTTTTCTAATTGAGAAGCATTATATTGGTCAATGTATAATTTAGCAGAAACAGTTTTATCTGGTTGCAAATCACTTAATGTAATGTATGTTTTATCTATTGCCATTATTTGTAAATATCGAATGTACCTATTTCAAAAATTTCGTCATTATCACTAGTAATTGATTTTACTAATAATGTATAATTTCTACCAACTGGCCAATTTTGAAAATTTAATTTTATTAAACTATTAAATTGACCTTTTATAACTTTACTATTATCTGAATATCCTATAATTGTTTCTTTTGTTAATGTATCAATCTCACTATAATATGCGGTGGTTGGTAAATAATATTTTACTTGGTATGCAAATGTAGAATTAAATTGTTTTATTGGATATAATTCTCTTGCCTCAATTTTAAGTGTTACTTTTTGTGCTTCTTGATACGATGTTTTCAAATTTGGTGAATAACATCTATAAGAAACATCATAACTACTACTATTAATAAAATCAGTAATTGTTGTTAAACTACCGGTAACACCTACATTATCTACATATGATATTACTAATTTAGGTTGATATATTGTATTAGTTTCTGTTGAGAACATTTTAATACTACCATAATCAACCGAACCACTTTCTTTATCGCTTGGAAATTTAAGTATAATACCATTATTTGTTATACTACCACTATTCCATTTTCTAACAAATGCAGTTACATCTAAATTAATATCTTCTAATGTATAACTAAACGATTGTGTTGCAACTGAACTTGTATACCAACTGGCACCTCTACCATCCCAACTTCCAGTTACACCTAATCCATATGATGCGGTAATACCATTCATTGTTGTATACCAATTAGTTGTAGTATTATCACCATTTCTATAAATCCAAGTTGCACCATTTGTAGTAAGGTTATCAAAACGAGTACCTGTACCCATCTCCCAACTTCCACTTATAGGATTTGCTTCAATTGTAAAATCAGCAGCTAATTCTTCTGCTTTAGTTATCTTTAATTGTAATGATGCGGTAAATGAACCACTTGGTATTGTACCATTTGCTATACTTTTAGATATTTCCGTAGTATCAAACTGAATTAATACTCTACTTATATCTTTTGTATCACCATAATATACTTTAGAAATTTCTAACATCTCATCTATACCAGTATTTTGGTAAGGTTGTTGTAAGTATATAGTTGCATCTTTTGATGCTGTATAAAATAATATCATTATAATGCTCTCCCTTTAATATCAGTATTAGGAAACTTCAATTCAAAAATAGAAGGGTCTAATGATGGATATACAATTTTATTCTTTGTTGCTGTTTTAATATCATACTCATTTAAAGAATGTGTTTCATCACATATATTATAAATTTCTAATTTAGGAATTGTTGAAACCCCATCTACATTTGCTAATTCTAATTCTAACTCACCTAAATTAATTGGTTGGTTAATTTTTCTATTGTAGATATTAAAATAATTTGTTATTGATTGAATACAATTTAATACAACTTCTCTTTTGTTATAATTTGAAAATGTTGTTATTTCAAAGTTTACCCCAATGTTAATAATATAACCATCTAATATATTAACTGCATCGGTAATCAATCTATAATCGTTTAAATACGTTTTAAGGTTGTTTTTAGTTGCTGTATTTAATTGGGTAAGGTTTCCATTAGCATCATATCCTAATGTGAACATATTGATTGCAAATGGGTTATTATTGGTATCTTGTTCTACATATACTTTAGCAATACTACCAAACGATGCATCCATTGATAACGCTCTAACCTCATAATCCTGTTTTGTTACTGCTCTATTTTGTGATGCGAAATTTGCAATTGCATTTTCTCTAATCTCATCTAATGTTTCTAATCCTCTACCACCGGTTGCAGCAATTAAATTATCTACTGCTATTGATGCTTTTGCATTTTCATATAAAGTTGCATTAACCGATGAAAATGATAATAAATCTTCATCAAATTCTATTGAAGTAATTGTTCTTAATTCATTTGATGCTACATTAGATGAAATACCACCACCACTTAAATATTTTATAGTAACATCTCCAACCGGTGCAATACCATATGTAGATGTTTTCAAAAAATTGGATGGGTCAAATGATTCTTCTAATCTACTAATTGAATTGTTTAATCCTAATCCTACATTTTTGGTATTGGGTACAATCATTTCGTTAGCTGTATCTTCGCTCGCACCACCAAATCTTAATTGAATATTATCTAAATCAGTTACTCTAGTTGTAAATCTATGTGGAGTTTTTATTAACTTTAAATTATATGGTGTATCACTACTATCAGATGCTAATGTTTGGTCAAATATAGATGCGTTTGCTTCTTTTATATAAACCATTTCTTGTGCTAAATAAGGAACTTCATAATAAGTAGTTTCATTTACTTTTACTGATTGTATTTTTATAAATTGTGAATCAGTAATGTTTATGGTTGGGTTTGCTTTAAATGAATTTATACTCGTATCTAATGTAATTGTAGTTGCACTTATTACCTTAACTTGTTTTGTTAATAAATAGAATTCAGGGTTACCCGCGTTTTGTGTTAGTACTGATATTGTTCTATTTGTTGCATCGGTAAAATCAACTACATCCATTGTTATAAATGTAATATCATTTGTTTTTGATTTAACTTGCATTCCTTCTTTTATCTTAACACAATAATCATAATCGGGCTCAAACCCAGCACCACCTGCCATTGTTTTAGAAGGTACTTGTTGATATATTGTTAAAGTAGTTATGGATGGTCTACTAATTTTAGGAACATATCCAAAGTTTTGAGCGTGAGTAAGAATGTTTTTATAATTACTAGCTACATTGATAAACGATTCTTTTAATTGAGCATCCGTATAATAAGAAAGAACATCACCTACATATGCGGCCTGTTCCATAAACATCATACCAGGAGAGGCATCAGTAAAATCAGAATTAGTGTTTGGGAAATAAGTTTTAGTAAATTCAATTAATGCTTGTCTTAAAGAAGCAAAATCTCTATTTACATATTTAATGTCTTTTTTATTTGTAGACCAACTCTTATCTATTGGATTAAGTGCCATATTATATTGTTACTGTTAATACATCAACAGTTGGTACTGCTGAAAAATTGATTGAATATTTTAATTCTAAGTTTACTAAATGTTTATCTTTATTATCATTATTATTATCAAAAATTATTGATTCTATTGTAACATATGGTAAATAGGCTGATACTGCGTTTGTGATTGCAGTTTCTATTCCAATTTCAAAATCACCTTCCATATATGGTTCAAATATGAATTTTCTTAAGGGTGTCCCAAATTTAGGATTAGCTAATCTTTCACCTGGCTCAGTTAGTATCAAATTTTTTAAGTTTGATTTAATTTGATTTTTTGTAGTATAGTTTACTGCAAAATAACCATTGTTAGCACCACCAATAGGTAATGATAATCCAACACTTTTATCTTGTGTATCTATTACAAATGTTTTCTCTAACTGATATGCCACCTGTGTTACCCCTTATTGAATTTTTTTACCAATTGTGAATAATCTCTTGTCATCGCTTTCATAACTGATTGTGCTGCTTCTGGATTTCTTCTTGCTGCCATTGCCATCTTATGTTCTAATGGAATACCACCTTCTTCTTGTCCTTGTAAATAAGAACCATATTCAGATTGAGTTCCACCCAGCGCTGCTTCGGGTTGTGAGTATTCTCTAAAATTATCTCCATATCCTAAATCTGCAGGTGAAATCATAGGTCTTGCTGCTTGTGGTTTTTGTCCATATTGGATTGTGCCATAGCTACCATCATCTTTTGATTTAAATTCGTAACTTTCGTTTACTTGTTTCTTAGGTGTTTCAATTTGTTCATTTAACACTTCGTGAACAGCATTTCGTATTTCTTCTTTAAGAGTTTTTTTAATATCCTCTCTTAATACTTTTACTAATGCTTTGAAGAATTGTGTTTGGTCCATAAAATTGTTTTTTCTATATATAATTATTGTTTTTTCTAATTATGGTTTCTTATCTGTAATAAATTCTTTTTTGATAAACCCACCATTATTATTATTATCTTTAGCAAATACCCAATCTGTATCTATTTTAGTAATTGATACTTCTATACCCGCCTCAAATGTAGTTTTTAAAGTCAATTCGGTTTCATTTGGTACTGAATATACCTTTGTACTTTTGGCTATATATTTGGCTTTTGGTTCAACTACTTTAAATCCTTGCCATTGAATCATTCCTGGTCCTGGTGTTCCTAATGGTGGATATAATGATATAGTACTACATAATCCTTGAATTGTAGCTAAATGAATTTTTGCAAATGATGTAAATGTTTTAGCAAATATTCTAACATTTTTCATTGGTGGAATTTTTGTCTTTACCCAAATTCCAGGATTAACTACACTATTATCTGTTACACCGATATTTGTAGTAGTTCCTGGTGCGGGTATCATTGGTATAAAAAATGTTGTAAGTTTCGCGCCACTCCAATATGCAACAACAGCATCTCCTAACATATTAAAATATAAATCGTAAAGTGCCGGTGTTAAAGCTGCTGCCGAAGTTAAGTTTGCAATTTGTACCATTGAATACATAAAATCTTTATTACCATTTAATATTGTGTTAAATGTAACTACATCCACCCCACGTTTAATACATTCATCATATTTGTTTGTAAAAAATTTAGCAAAAGTATCGGGACTTTTAAATCCAATTTCCATTTGCTCTACAATTTCATTTTCAAATTGTTTCCAAGACATTAGATTAAGTAATTATTTTTAGAAAGAGTTGATTTTAATTGTGCCTTAATAGTAGTTAATTGTGTTCTATATTGTGGTAAAATTCCACCGGCAATGCTTGGTCCCATATACGTTTGATATTGTACATTATTAATAACATCTATTAATTGTCCTAATAAATCTATTAATTTGTTACCTAATATAGCCTGTTGGTCTGCATTATCTTTACCATGAAATACTTTACCACCACTACTAACCGATAATATAACATTTTTATTATTTTTAGCATTTATTTCAATATTTCCATTTTGAGAAATAAGTTTATACCCCTTTTCAGTATCTATCGTAACAATATCATCGGTAAAGATACTAAATGTTTTTTTACTAAATAAAAATGTTTCAGCCGTTTTTGAGGAAAGAATTACTCTACCACTATTAACAACTAATTGGTCACCTATTAATTGGTCAGATGATGGATATGTATTATTTGCTTCTTTACTAACTTTTATTGTTGCTGTAAATAATGTTTTATATTTCCCTGATGTTATTTGAATCGAAGTTCCATCTTTATTTATATCTTCACTTACTACATCATAAACTTTTTTATTTTGATTATCCGAGTTCTCACCATTACGAATTAGAATAGCAGGATATTGTGTTCCATTTTCTTTATCATCATGTAGGTAACCACTAAAACGAATTGAATGACCAAATCTACCCTGTAAAAGAGTATCTCCTTCATTTAATTGTAATTGGTGTGTTTTTAAATTACGTTTAAAATATTTACCTGCAAACCCATTTTTAATAGTGGTGTTTGTACCTTTATTTTGATTACTATCTGAAATACCTACTGAACTAATTTCATTTAAATTATCTACACCATTATCGCCATTACTATCTTCATTTGATTGTTTTGTATTTATTGCAGTTAATGCAACATTTGTATTAAAATTTGGTGAATTTTCTGTTGTAATTTTTTCGTAATAAGTGTTATCTGCTAATTTATGTAATTTAACAATTTCACCAATAACGGGTAATGATAAAAATTGTCTACTAATTGGAAAAGCATGGGGTAAATTATCTTCATTTGTTTCTGCTCCTATTCCAATATTTCTATAATAAATGGCACCATAATACAAACCATCTTTATCTATGTAGTTGTTTTTATCTATTTCTGCATACAATTTATTTTGTTCGGGTAATTTTGGTTTAATATCTGTCATATTCAATATAACAGAATGTACAATTGCTATATCAAATAAATCTGCTCTTGAATTTGGTAGTAACGCTGGTCCTTGCTGTACCGATGTAAAATAATTTTCTGGCATTACTTATTTCCTAATGTTTCTTTCAATGATTCAATTTCAAATTCTAAATCTTCAATCTTATCATCCGTATTACTTTCTATGCTCCTAGCCGTAATCTCTATTTCATTTAACAATTGTTTCTTATCATCTTCACTTAACCAACCTTCATCACCTACTTTCTTAGTGTTTGCTAATACTAACTTTTGTGCTATATTTGCAATTTTAATTAGATGGTCATCGTTAGTTATACTTGCTTCAATTAATTGTGTAATGATAGGACCGATAGTAATTACATCGGTTGGTTTTGTAACTAATTTTCTCATTTCTTCTATTAATGATGAAATGTTTTTCTTTTTGCTTTGTTGATTTTCGTAAATATCACCTAAGATATCACTAAATGTTTTTCCCTTAAATAAAGGAAAATTCATGTCTATATTTGCCATAAAGTCTTTTTTATAAATATTGTATATTTAAAAACTTACTTACTAATCAAATAGTTACCCAATACTAAGTAATCCATTTCACAATCGTAAAAGGTTTTAATAGCTGTTGTAGGGTCTAATACCATTGTTTGACCTCTAAGATTGAATGAGGTATTGAGTAAGATAGGATAACCACTTAGTTTTTCAAATTTCTTAAGTAGTGTAAAAATATGTGGATTGAAAGTAGAACGAACTGTCTGAACTCTTGCGGTTTCATCGGCGTGGGTAATAGATGGTAATCCTGCAATAAATTTATCTTTAACTTTAAATACTTGATTCATATACGGAACTTCTTGTCCTAACATCTCAAAGTATTTACTTGCATCTTCTGCCGTAACCATTGGTGCGAAAGGTCTAAATCCTTCTCTCTTTTTAATTACTCTATTTACCTTTGGTTTAATATCTTTAATTGTTGGGTTGGCTAATATAGAACGATGCCCTAATGCTCGTTGTCCAAACTCACTACCATCTTGAAACCATCCTATAATTGCACCATCATTGATTAAACCAGCTACCTTTTCTATTAATGGATTATAATTTTCAAATCTTTTTACTTTTTCTTTTGGAACTAATTTAGCAATCGCAGATATAAAATCTGCGGCTACATATGAAGGTCCTAAAAATGGTGTTGAATTTTCTACTCTTTTTTGTGTAGGATTAGATTGATAATACACAAATAATGCACACCCAATAGCACTACCTGCATCAGAGGGTGCTGGTGGAACATATACGTTCTTATAAGGAGTTTCTATTGTTATCTTACCATTTGCTAATCCATTATATGCACACCCACCACTCAAACATAAATTGTCTTGTGGGTAATGTTTATAAAAGTTATTTAACATTTGGAAAAATAATCTTTCGTAATGTGCTTGTAATGAAAATGCAATATCCATATAAGCCGGCTCTAATTCACTTTCGGGAACTCGCGGTGCTATATTAAATAGTTCTGCTAACTTAGAAGTAAACATACCTTTCTCTGAATAATGGAATGAAAAATACTTCATATCCAATTGTAACTGATTACCATTTAGTTTAGCAATCTTTTCAAATTGTTCTCTATATAAATCTTTTTGATTACCATACGCAACTAATCCCATTACTTTGTATTCACCACTATTTGGTTTGAATCCTAAGAATGAAGTAATACTTGCATATAATAATCCTAATGAATGTGGAAAATAAGTTCTCTCTAATGGTTGTATGTATCTACCTTTTAATCCTAATCCTAATATTGCTGTTTCATTTTCACCAACACCATCTACGGAAAATAAATGTGCTTCGTTAAATGGTGATGTGTAGAACGAATATGCTAAATGTGATATGTGATGTTCTACATATTCTATTGAACCTTTATATCCTAATTGTGTACGAATAATATCTTCAATGTTATTATTCTTTCTCCAAAATATAAGTTTCTTAGTTAAAAGGATTGTTTTAGGAAAATATCTAAACCATTGTTCTTTAAATCTTTCGTATTTTTTCTTAGAGTCTTCGTACCAAACAATTTTATCTATTTGGTTAATCTTTAATTTGTTTTGTTTTAGAATCCACTTAATGGAATTGATAGGAAATCTTTGGTCGTGCTTTTCACCTGTAAATCGTTCTTCTTCTTGTGCCGATACAACTTTGCCATCTACAATCAATGCAGCTGCTGAGTCGTGGTAGAATGCCGATATTCCTAATATTCTCATCTCGTTATTGCTCTCTTCCAAAATGGGTCTTTTGATTCTTGTGTAATATCACCCTCATCTAAAAATTGATAATACAATTTCATTTGAGTTTCTTTCATCTTAGAAACAACTTTAGTTATATAATGTGTTTTATAACCAGTCATTTCTCTAACCAATAAGTATAATGATTTTTTATTAAATGATTCTATAAATTCAGCCCGTCTAAATAATTCTAAAACAGCATCTGCAATTTGAATATCTCGTTTCTTTGTAAATTCTTTATTCAAATTTAAATCCCAAAATTGTAACATTCTATCATTAAATGTTTTAAATTCTTCGTTATGTGATGTTTGTTTAAAATCATTTTCCAAATCCCAAGTAACCGGCATTGTACTTAATTGTGATGTTGCTTTAAATCTTTTGTAATTAGAATTATTATTTAGGATAAGATAGTTACGCGCTGCAATTGTAAAGTAACTAAATGCTTTACCTTTACCTTCTTCAAACTTATGTATTTTTTCTAATAAAAAAGAAACTACTTCATGTTTGATATCTTCTTTATCATCATCAAAGTAAGTAAATCCCCAAGTGTTTAATACGTTTTCGGATAATTTATAAAATGAATAATGGATGTGTTCGGTGTATAATTTATTTCTCTCTCTATTATCATCGGATTTGTTATAAGCGATAATAGCTGCTTCTGTCATTTCTGTGAAGTATCTAGTATCTTTTTTCTTTCTACCCATTATTGTTTCCGTTTAATATTTTTTGGTTATTTGCTATAAGATTCTTTAAGTCTTGAAATGTAGAACCAACCTCATCATCACTTTCAAATGCTCCGGTTGAATCAATTTCTTTCATAGCATTTAAAATTTGAATATAAGATTCTGTGTTAGATGCAATTACATCTTCGTATCTTTCTAATTTATTAATTAGATTCCATATACCAAAGCCGGCAGCGGCTAAGAATATAGTTAAAATTATTATTAATAGTTCCATATTATGCTACCTCCCATCCTTGTTCTAAGTAAGTTGATAAATTCTTTTTCTTAACTGAAAGTGTTTCGTTTTCTTTCTTTAATATAAATCTTTCGTTTCTACCCATTTTAGCAAAAGTAGTTAATCGAACAGTTTCAGTATATTGTCTATCTCTAATTGTTAATCCATTTAAATGGTCAATTTCATGTTGAACACAAACTGATTCTAATAAATCTACATCACCAAATAATGCATTAATATCTTCGTGCTTTCTTTCCTTTGTAGAAAAATCTAATATATCAGGAAAGTTATCTGCTTTTACTTTAACACCATAAGAACGAACTGTCTTAATTGGTTTTTTCATTGTTTTTGGTAAAGATAAACATCCTTCAAAATACATTATCTTTTCTTCACTTTCTTCTACGATTGTAGGGTTAACCAATACTAAGGGTTGCTCTCTAACATTGATTACACAAATTCTTTTATTTAAACCGATTTGATTTGCGCTCATACCTAACCCCTGGTGTTCGGTTACTG